TTACGCCTCTTTCAAATCCTCCTTATTTCCTGTGTGGGACATATTTGGGACACAAAACCCTAAAATGGAGTCAATTTGGCGCGCATGCTCAGTCAGGTGATTGGGTGCGAGATGTGCATACCTGCGAACCATTTCAATTGACTCCCAGCCTCCCATTTCCTGTAGAACAGACAGTGGCACTCCGGCCTGAATAAGCCAGCTCGCCCATGTATGCCTCAGGTCATGGAACCGGAAATCCTCTATGCCCGCCCTACGGCAAGCAGAGTTCCATGCCCGCTGGTCGTCAACCCTCATCTTCCTGACCTGATCCGTTACTGTACCATCAGGACGGTTTCCCGCTTTGGTGTGAACGAACACCCATTTGTGATGATTGCCGATCTGTTCACGCAATACCCGGCAGGCTGTATCATTCAGTGCTACGCCAATAGCCCTGTTTGACTTGCTGTCCTCCGGATTCACCCAGGCAACACGACGCTGCATGTCGATTTGTTGCCACTCCAGATTAATGATGTTCGACCGCCTTAGACCAGTAGCCAGCGCAAACCTGACAACTGATTTAAGCGGCTCAGGACATTCATTAATCAACCTTTCGGCCTCTTCAGGCTCAAGCCAGCGAACGCGCTTGTTCCTCACCTGCGGTATTTTTATTACCGGAGCCTTTTCCAGCCACTTCCAGTCCCTTTCTGCGGCGCGTAGTATTGCCTTCATCAATGCCAGATGCTTGGCCTTGGTTGAAGTCGTTACAGGCCTGCCTTCGAATACCGGAAACTCCTTTCCTTTTCTCTCTGCTGCCGCGCATTTCTGTATCCAGATTTCCTTTGCTTTCCTGTTCTGCATCTTACTGACGGCCGTGTAAATCTTCGCCTCAGTAATATCTTTCAACTTCATCCCTTCAAAATGCTCAAGCCAGAATCCCATCCGGCCTTTATCAGTATCGAGCGATTTCTTATCAGCTTTTTCCTCAAGCCAGCGCAAACAAGCCTCTTCGAACGTTACGTCAGGGAAATCACCAAGCCTGTCTACTCGCCAGAGTTCTGACTTCCTTCGGTCATGCAGCTCTTGCGCTTGCCGCTTGTCCGCTGTGCCAAGAGATTCCTTAATTCGCTTCCCGCCCGGGAGCGAGTACGATGCGTACCAGATTTCACCTCTGCGGAAGAGTGACATATCAATTCCTCTCGTATGCCATCACCCGCGCTCACGGCGACAGTATGCAGCGGAGATTTAAGGGCTGCAATGCACGCCTGGCGAGTGGTGAGGTAGGGGGATTTGGGTTTTGATGGGTCTTTGCGGGTGGCCTGTAGTCGTCCTGACTTTATCCAGTTTGTGGCCGTGGGTCTGGATATGCCGAGCATGGCGCAGGCCTCATCAAGCGTGAGGCTGTATTGTTCCATGGTTACTCCAGATTGAGAGCGGTCATTAAGTCCATCAATGCGTCGTAACATTCTGGAGGAACGACGACATCATCAGTTGAAAGCATCGCCTCTATCGCATCAAAACACATGCTTGCGTCCTCTTCCGTCATGCTGATGAACAAGCATCCTTCTTCCTGGTCATGGTTAGATTTCATTATCTATCTCCAATAAAAAACCCGCCGTAGCGGGTCATGGTGTTAACTCAAAATTGTCATCCCACGGCGGGAATGTCTGCATCCTTCCATGCGACATGATGTACTCAGTCGCCACAGCCATCGACGTCGGCTTCTCGAACTCAAGCATGAACACATCGTCGTATGCCTTCCCCAGCCACCACCCGTCGCCGTACTCTCTCGCACGCTGTATGAGCACCCATCGACCTGGCGTAATGCGGTGATGCATCTCGCCGCGATAGATGATTAAGTAGTCCGAGTCTTTGCTCATGACACACCCCAAAAAACTGTATTTATATACAGTAAATTGAGGTGGGCGGGCTGTCAATTTTTGCCCGGCGCTTCCGGTAGTGGCATCCAGTGGGTTATGTCAGCTCCTAAATGAAGGTCAAAACCTTCAGAGTGAACAAAGAGTTCAGGATCACCTCTTCCTGTAAAGTTTGATGAGCCTACAATTCCGCAGTCCCTTATTCCGTCATCCCCGCAGCAGTAGAAGATTTCGTCCCCAATTTTAGGCATCCGCTCGCTGCACGCTATCCAGCCAGGCACAACCGGCACGGGCGGTGCGGGCGGGTAGTTCGCCAGCATCCAGGCGATCACATAATCGGCTTTGAAGGGCTCAACCGGGAAGCCTTCGTTCAAGTCGCGGAAGTGGTAAACGACTTTATGCAGATCAGGCACGACTACAGGCTCCGCACGCTCCCGGAGCGCCAGCAGCGCAAGACCGGCCAGCGCTTTAATCTCACTCGGCTTTACGTCGTGACATTCGAGAATATTCGAGGCCAGCGCCTCAACTCTTTCTTCACTTATTTCGCTCACGCTTCACCCCCTGTCTCAAGATTGATGCCCGCTGCGGTGGCTGACTCTTCGTGAGCGCGTTTTGCACTGCTCATAATCGCCGCTAATGGCGCGTTTAAGCCGTCCAGGCGTATGGTGTTATGGATGGCGGCCAGGGCTTCACGCAGATTTTTATGACTCGCCTCGATCTCAGCTACGCGCTTCTCCGCCTCCCTGCATTTGTCCGCCCATCGATTACAGGCGCTGAACGCCAGCGCGCGCTGTGATTCCAGCTCTGCAATCCGCGCGGCGTTTTCACGACAATCTGCGCGTGCGGCTTCCAGCGCTGCTATCAGGCAGAGAACAGCCTTTGGGCTTGCTTCAGCAATAAACGCTGCGTCGTCTTTCAGGCAATGCTGCGCAACTGCCTCCCTACCAACGCGCACCTCGTATCCGCGCGCTCCACTATGCGGCTTATATGCAGACCAATCGCCCCAGCGTGCTTTCTCAGCCGCCGCTTTCAGTTTTGCTGTGTCGGTCATGCGGCACCGCCTTTACGCAGCCAGCGGTTGAGGTATTTGTTGTTATTCACAGAACCGAAGCTGTTGCGTTTCATCAATTCTTCGCGGCTCGGCATCGGAGTGTGTTTGCGGTCAGATTTACCGCCGACGGTTACGGTTAAATAATTTGCCTGGTCTCTGGACATGGTTAACTCCTTAATCGCTACGAACGTGACCGTATCGACCGAGGAAGCGGCGCATACGGTTATCTGTTTCTTCAGGACGGCGCGGGCCGGTGGTGACGAATCCAGGCATGAACGATGCTGCCAGGTTGTCGTCCCACAGCTGCCGGTCGGCCAGCGCATCAGCATGGCGGGTCATGCGAGCGTCCTTGCTCTCGGTTTCGTACTGCTTCCCTATGGTCTCTTGCAGATGTGCTTTGATGCGCGCCAGCACCTCTTCTTTGGTGCCAGAGCGTTTTGGCGGGCGTGCATATCCCGCCTCAGGAAGAGGTGATGACATTTGGTTGGCCTTATTGGGTTAAATCAGGATGGGAAGGCTTATTTGCCTGATTATCTTCTGGATAGATAGGTTTGTTATTCCGATGCCATTCGACATGACATTCATGGCAAAGCCACATAACGTCTGTTGGCTTGCTGTAGTCACAGTGGTGCGCCTGTGGTTTGCATTTTGATCCGCACTGCTCACATTGAAGTGGCCGCTTTATCTTTCCATCGCGTAAAAAATTGCCCACGATGATGTGGGCTTTTCTTTTCCATGGATTGCGCTGAATGAACCGTTTTTTGGCTGCATTACATCGCTCTCTACCGTGTTCGGAAGATTGATATTCCTTCCTGGCGGATATTCTATGTGGCAACCCGGCGCGGGCTTTGTCGTACTTCGACAGACATGACCTGCACGCCGCTGTTAATCCATCATTGGACGCTTTTCTTATCTGAAAATCCCTTTCCTCCTTCTGCTGATGGCATCTGGAACAGACTTTCATCTTCCCTCCTTTTAAAAAGGAATATCCGAGTCATCAAAATCCATCGGAGCCGCTTCCGGTGCTGGTCGCTGCTGCGCCTGCTGCCGACGTTGAGCTGGCTGCGATGGCGCTGATTCCTGAGGTTGTAATCCTCGCGGCGGCAGGTCGATATCCCGCACGAGAATTGTCGGTGTTTGCGCCTGCGTACCATCAGTACGAGTCCATTCTTCAATCAGGAATTCCCCGGAAACGGTGACCTTTGCGCCTTTGACCACAGATGCGGACAGCTTTTCAGCCATCGCGCCAAACATCTTGCAGTTAAGCCATGAGGTTTTTTCGTTATCCCCAAAACCTGACTTGGCAGGAATGGAGAAATTTGCAATATGTTTCCCGTTAGGAGTGACGCGAAGGACTGCATCCTTTCCAACATTCCCTGAAATTGTGATTACGTTAATTGCCATTTATGCCGCCTGTTTCAGTTCTTTGATTCGGATGCCGGTTACGTCTTTGCACTTCACCTGGTGTTCAGGGAAGCCGTTAAGGCGCGTCCATGTTGATGCGTACTGCTCCTGCAATTTCTTCGCGTCGTTCTCGGTGCCTGCATACTGCGTGAACTCAGCCAGAATGGTGTCAGCATCAGCAGGCTGGATGTGGTGAACCTCCGCATCAGCATCAATCGCCGTCTCTTCTGTCGGAATGCAGAACGCCTGAAACGCTGCGTATTTGTAGGCAATCGACATGGCCTTGTTCGTTGCCTTGTCGCCGCTATCCATCGCTTCGCCGTATGTCACAACCGTGTGAACACTGCCGTCTTTTGTGCTCACAAAGTCGAACTCTGCTTTAACCACCACATAGAACAGGACAGTGCCTTTTGGAGTCGTGCGCTCGGTTACGGTGCGCTCAGTGATGCGGGGGAGGATAAGGAGTCCGTGATTAACCAGCGCCGGAGCCAGTGCGTTATAAACCTGGTCGATGCCGCGAAACTTGAAGTTTTGCTGCGTATTCGTCCTGTCCTTGCTGATGCCCGTTGCCGCCATTTCCTTGGCTACAGCGCTGATTGCCTGATAAACAAGCTTCTCTGTCATGAGTAATTCCCCGCGAATTCCTGCCACGTAATAGGCTGATTCATGCGCTCAGCCGCCAGGTTAATTTGCTGCTCCACCTCTTCTTCAATTTCAGGAGAGATGAGAGCGATGAAGTCGTCGTCTTCTAATTCATGCAGCATGTTTTTTGTTCCAGTCGTCGTCCTGAATATCATTCCATCCCATCGCGATTTCCCACGCCCATTCATATGCTGAATGGCGACCCTCATCCGTGTCCGGGAATGCAGCTTCATAGAGCTTGTTGAACTCGCGATTACCTTGCTGAACCAGAATGGTTCCGTTAACAGGGACAATAGTCATGGTTAGGCACTCCGGGTTGAGAGAGGATGTCGGCCAGCTTTTTCCAGCCAGTGCGTAACTTGCGTGTGATGCGATCGAGTAGAGATTCAGAGCAGCCCACAACAGGCCACCCTGCAAAAGCGAACTGTTGCATGGTGTTATCCTTGGTTAATTGGCATAGCGAAAACGCCTCGAATGAAGCGCTGTTGATATGCGGGCGAAAAAAAGCCCTCCGGAGAGGGCGAACAGACAACAAGGGTTGCCGGGATGTTTAGCCACGCCCGGCGCGTGATTTCCTTCACTTTCCACAGCCAAGGAAGGGGGTAGACTGTCTTTTCCACAGTCAAAAAGGATTTATTTCATGGCGGATTATCTGGTCAGGGTCGAATTATTCGATGCCGATGGTGAAGATTATGAAAAACTGCATGAGGCCATGCAGTCGATTGGTTTCAGAAAGACAATTCAGGCTCCTGGCTCTACGGTAAGAAAGTTACCAACCGGAACATATGTTGGGGCCAGCCCTTCTGAAGTTTCAGATATCAGAGACGCAGTCAGAAGAATATCAGACCCATTATCAAGTAAGAGTGCGGCAGTTTTTGTCTGCGAATTTACCAACTGGGCATCATACTTGTATTCCGACGCCTGAATCACTGCCAGCACAGGTAAGTGATTCCTTCATTTCCTCTGGTGGGAGTCCTTTTTTGAGCATTTCCACCATCTTTGTTAGTGGTACGTTAGCGACAAATTCCTTCCCTGAAACAAGGACAACAATGGTATTGCCGGGGTTTCTCTCATCCCTCAGCAAAGCCGCAATGGCGCTTTCATTTACGGCGATGCCGTGGTCAATATCAACAATTAACTCCATATCTCACCTCAGATAAGTGGCTTGCTGCCAAAAAGAAAGGCCGACTATGCGGCCTGTGATTATTTGACCAGTGAAGCTGCGTATTCGATAAGGTAAAGCTTGGGAGCCAGCCAAATTTTCAGCCATGTCATCTTTGTCACAACTGCAATCACCCATAGCACCCAGAAGAACAGCACTGCGGCTCCTGGAGCTATCAGAAAGCTGAGCTCTCCTTTGCTATCCCATACCATTGTTGGGCTGTATTTTGGATTGCCCTTGTCCCATGAATATCCTTCATTGCCAAACTTTCCTACTTCTACTTTTCTGCACTGTCTCTTCACAAACAAGAAAACTAAAGGGATAGTTGAAATGGCTATCAGCGTCATAATCAGGCTGTGTACCATATTCCATACCAGCAACTGATGAATCACATCAGGAATCTGAGCCTGACTAAACGACACCGCTGCATCAATGCCATTGCTGGCTTTTTGCAGCAGGTCTACGAGTATCTTGTTAGCTTGTTCGTTCACATGTCACCTCGGTCATAATAAGCAGGAATCGATTTACCGCGCATTTTCTGGTGCGCGTTAATCAAGTGGGTAGGGTGGTTAACCGGCTTCTTGTATGCCGGGTTACGCTTGCGTTCGGTTACTTCCGGCTTCTTGTCGCGGAGAGCTACGAGCGAAGTGGCTCGGTCTGCTCTGACGCAACCAGAGAGCTAATTTTCAGCAATAAAAAACCCGCCTAAGCGGGTTCATCTTTTCTTTCCTAGTGATGGCAATCCTCCAGAGTAATCAGGACCTGAAGACCAGTAAGGCTGACAAAGAATTGAGCTTTTTGTTGCCCTCACTGGTTTCGTAGCGAACGGTACTTTCTCTCTTTTGGCGTCACGGATAATTTTAAGCTCTTTCTCTGATGCTTTAGGGTGGTAATCATTAATATGTTTCCATGCTGCCCTTGCATTAAACTTTTTACCGCACAGAGGACAAAAGCAGGCATCTGGAGAGAAATACGCTGGCATACTTACCTCGCTGTGACATTTTTTGAGTTACGGTATCCCGCAGAGTACAACGCAACATTAGGCAGGCAAACAGAGCCCTGGTACTGGCGTGTAATAGTTGTGATCGCCACCACCTCAGCCCTCATAGATACCTTGCGTTTACATTGCAGTTCAACCTTGCTAGGTGTTGGGCGATGCATTACTTCGCTGCTGATGCTGTCAGCGCTTTGCATATGTGCCCGGCGCTCACGACGGCGAGCGGCGGATGAACCTTTGAACTCTGTTCTGCGTGACATAGTGACCTCCTGGTGATCTTTGGTGGTGAACGCAGCCGGGCGACTAACTCCGGTCGCGTACTCATTGCCAAGCGCCTCCGCCGAGAAGGTTAGCTTCTGCGTTCACCCCAAAGTTCACTTTGGTCGTTAGGCTTTTCAGCCTCGTAGTCGATTCATTCGACGTTGTAGAAAGAGCGATGCCAATCTGTTCCGTTTGGCTACCAGCGTTCTGCTGATGGACTTAGTATCACCGCCAGTGGTTTTATAGTCAACACCGCAGGAGATAAAAAATCACAAGCGGTGTTGATGTTTATGATTTATAAGATAATTTATTTTTCTGCTCATTTTTAATGCATAAAGATCGGGCGCAATCCCCTGTGATATGCTGAGAAGGTCGAAAAGTGAGCTTCGGAGGTAATATGGATGACGAAAAGGCGGGTTTAATTCTGAATGCGATAGGACTTGCCGTGGTTGATTTGGTCGCGGCTCAGGTGCCTATAACCAAAGATAACCTTGTGGAAAGGTTGGAGCACAACAGGAGGGTGACCGGGAATGTTATAGGAAAGGGAGCTAACAGGGACGCTGCGGAACTAGTGCGGAAGGGGCAATAAAAAAGCCCGCACGGGCGGGCAGGTAGTGTTGCGATAGTTATTATTATCAGTTTCAGGCTGGATAGTTATCGGCAGAATGGCGGATAGCTTTATGGGTGGGCAATAAAAAACCCGGCGCGGTGGCCGGGTTTGAATGGGGTTCAGAAATTTGAGATGTCGATGTTGTAGATCGCCATCCATGCCTCTGCGGGATAGGAGTTCAGCGGGACTGATTGGTAGTGCGGAGTAAGGATCTCAACTGGTAGCTTATGATAGCTACAGTAGTTCGCCAGCATCTGCCAGCTATACTTCCCGGGAATCACGCTCTTAACGTGTGCAATCGTAGCATGCCTAAAGCCTTCACCTTTACTGTGAACGTATTTGTTATGCTGCATTACATGGTTGCCGAAAGCGCCGCGTACGGATTTAAACTGGCTGTCTTTCTTTTCCAGCAGCATCTGAGCGCGTTCTGCCGCTTCTGCCTGATCGGCCAGTTGGCGAAGAGCATCAGCGTAGGTTTGTGGAGCCATCTTATATCCGCCTGTTTTGCGGATAGATGGGAGCACCTCTGAAGTAACCCATTTTTTAAAATGTTTGGCCTCATCCTTTTGAGATCCCATAACAGCGTTGTACAGCCCAGATTCATTTATAAGTGTCTGATTATTCTGGGATGCTGCAATATACAGCGTCCGCTTTTCATCTTCATCAAGGCGTTCTGTCATATTGCTTGTCTTTGCATAGCCAAGAATATCTGCCACGTCTTTGGCTACGAACCAAACTTCTGAATCATCGTCGGTCATAGTCCTGACGGCATTGCCGTTAAAATCAAATTCATTCAAAGCAACTGGATGACTCATTTTTTTCTCCTAAATTAATTTTAACTGAAGCATTCTACTGAACATCCCAGCCGCAGATTCGTCTCTACCCAAACGTCTCTTCAGGCCACTGCGCCTTAACTACCTTGCCTATGATGCGGCATGTGTGATCGCAATCGAGAACTCTATACGCAGGGTTTAACGGAACGAGATAACTGACACCTGCATCACGGTCATATTTCTTGAAAGTCACTTCTGAGTCTCCATTGATAGACGCCACGCAGAAGTCACCAGGTTCCACATCCTCAGCCGGGTCTACGAGTATTAGCATGCCTTCCGGAAAACTTGGGCGAACCCCCTGAGGTGCCGTCATTGAATGACCCTTTACCTCAAGCCAAAAAGCGTTTGCGCTTGCTTTCCTGGTGGTTTCGACCCACGCCTTAGCATCTTTTGCAGTATATGTTCCAACCTCAGCAAACCCTCCTGCCTGTACAGAGGTAAACAGAGGGTACTCATACACAGGGTTAACACCTTTTTCAGTGCCTAATGATGCATACATGTCGGCAATATCCGCTGCAAGTGAAGGGCTAAACTCTTCAACACCAACACGAAGCACTTTTGCCAAAGCCGCTGCATTACTGTGATTCAATGCGTTTACACCATTTAACAAAGCCGCAACGGCAGACTGACCAACCCCAATCGCATGCGCCACTGACTCCTGAGACAGGCCCAGTTCATTTTTTTTACTTTCATAAATCGCTTTCAGACGATTTGCGTCTTCTAGCTGCTCTGCGGAGAGAGGCTTCTTTTTAGTGTTCATGGTGCAAATTTATCACCGCATGGAATAAATCACTAACACCGCATGTGTTGACTATTTTACCTCTTGCGGTGATAATGAAACTGTTCATAAGGAGGACCGCTATATGCAGCGTTTGAAACTTAAAGATTACGCGGCCCGTTTTGGTCAGACAAAAACAGCTAGTGACCTGGGCGTTTATCAAAGCGCGATATTCAAAGCTATCAATTCAAAAAGAAACATAACTGTGACCGTCCACGATGATGGGTCAGTTTCTGCTGAGGAGCTTAAGCCGTTCCCTGGCAATCGTCGCGATACGCAGGCCGCCTAAGCAGTACCCGCTCTTTTCAAAATGGACATTCGTCCTACGTCGCTGCAAAGCGAGTATTAATTCAAACAAATGGCAATGCATTGGTTTGCATAGCCACGTTTAACTATTCAACAAAGGAAGAATACCGAATGGAACTTACAAGCACACGCAAGAGAGCCAACGCAATTACCAGCAACATTTTCAACCGCATTGCTATTCGCGGTCAGAGAAATATCGCATCGCAGCTGGGCGTTGATGAGTCGCAAATTACCCGTTGGAAATCCAGCATGATCCCGAAGATGTCGATGCTGTTGGCAATTCTGGAATGGGGAGTGGAAGACGAGGAATTATCGAATCTTGCAAAGCAGGTAGCACTGCTTCTTACAAAAGATAAAGCCCCAAGCGCTGGAACGCTTGAGGCTTAGCAAACTGTGTTACGCCAACACAATCAACAGGAGACATTTTAATGCGAAAACGCAGGAAGTACCAGGAAAAAGAAGAGATTCGGCACCCTGAATCACCTGACGGGTTGGTTGTAGCGGCAGCCAATAACAGATCGTTCGCTGAACGGTTCATTGGTGTTTATCGACTGGCTAAGGCAGGAGTGAAGAATGGGCGTCGTTAAATTAGCAGACTACCGGCAGCAAGAACGCCGCGTAAACCAGCAGGAGGCAGCCGGTATGGGGTTTGTCTCTATACACCGCCAGTTTATGGATAGCCGACTCTACAAGGATTCTCAGGCCGTGCATCTTTGGGTGCATCTCATCCTCAAGGCAAACCATGAGGATGCCGTCGTAAACACCGATGTTGGACCGGTAACCGTTGAGCGCGGGCAGATGATTACAGGTCGCCCGACACTGGTCAGCGAAACGTTCATTCCCGACAACAAAGTAAAAAGCCTCCTGCGCAGTTTTGAGGCTAAAGGGATGATTACCGTCACGTCGATGCAGAAGAAATTCAGCCTCATCACCATCGTAAAATATGACGATTTTCAGACTCAAAATTGTCCAACGAATGTCCAAGACTTGTCCAACGCAAACACCAGTAAAAATGCGGCTCTCAGCGATGTTTGTCCAAGCGATGTCCAACGTTTGTCCATAAACAATAATATAAATAATAACTCATTACCTAAAGGTAATGAGTATGTCGCAAACGAGCCTGAAGAACAGAATCAAAAGCCCGTCGTGCAGAAGCCAAAAATTTCCTGCGAAGAAGTCTGGCAATGCCTGAAAGATGAATTGCCAGAAGCCAGGGGGTGGAGATGCCTCACTGATGAGCGTCGTAACCTCATCCGCACCTTCTGGGGCAAGGCGAACAAGATCGCCCGCAATCTGGATGGCAAGCCTCTCGACATGGAAGGCTTCAGGGGATACCTGAAATACATCAGCGAAAACTGCCGCTGGATGCTGGAAGACCGGCCTGACCAGAAGACCGGCAGGACGTGGCGCCGCATGAAGTTTGACAGCTTCCTGAACTCTAAGCTCTACATCGAAGTGCGTGAGGGTGATCGCGATGACCGATGACATCAAAACCCCGCCATGTAACTACGAAGCTGAACAGGCCGTTCTCGGCTCAGTGATGGTCGCCCCGGACAGCGACAACGTCCAGAAGGTGCTCGGCTTCCTGAATGCGGACATGTTCTACAGCAGGCAGCACGGCAGAATCTTCGCAGCGTTGCAGGGGCTGAACGCCAAAGGCAAAGCGCTGGATATGCTGACGCTTTCAGACGCTCTGGAAATGCAGGGAGAGCTTGAACAGGTAGGCGGATTTGCTTATCTGGCAGACATTTCCCGCAACACGCCAAGCGCTGCAAACGTCATGCACTATGCCAATGTCGTGAAGGACAAATCGACCGAGCGCATGGCAATCGAGCAGGCTACGCAGATGCTTGAAGTGCTCTACTCGCGCTCCGGGATGACGACCGCGCAGAAGCTGGAAGCCGTTCAGGCGCTGGCGATGAAGGTCGATGACAAAGCCAAAACCGGCAATCATCGCGGCCTGATGACATTCAGGGATGCATTCAACAAATGGACTTATCAGGTCGGTGAGCGACTGGAAGGCAACCCGTCATCGGTAGGCCTGACATCCGGGATTGAAGCTCTGGACGAAATGCTGGAGCCGAAGCGAATCGTGCGCGGATCTCTTTTCGTTGTCGGTGCGCGCCCGAAGATGGGCAAGACCACCGTCTACCAGAAAATGGCCATCCACTGCGCACTGGTAGAAAACCTGCCAACCCTCGCATTCAGCCTCGAAATGCCGACAGAGCAGCTGGTTGAGCGAATCATCTCTCAGCACTCCCGCGTGAAGTCGGATGTGTTTTACCGGGATGGCTACAACGAAAACCAGTTCGCCCAGGCGCTCGCAATGGGTACGCAGATTGCCGACAGCAACAACCTGTACATCGACGATACGCCGGGCCTGTCTCTGGCTCACATCGTCTCCGAGTCGCGCCGCATCAAGCGTGAGCGCGGCGAGGTGGGGATGGTTCTTGTCGACTACCTGACGCTCATGGCAGCCGAGAAGGCTGATACCGAGGCGCAAGCATACGGCATCATCACCAAAGGTCTCAAGGTACTGGCTAAAGAGCTTAACTGCGTTGTCGTGCTTCTGGCTCAGCTTAACCGCGGCTCAGAAGCTCGCGCCAATAAACGCCCGCTGCCGAGCGACTCGCGCTCTACCGGACAGATTGAGCAGGACTGTGACTACTGGCTCGGTATCTATCGCGAATCGGAGGATGACGACACAGTTAATCCGGCAGAAACAGAGCTGCTTTTGCGTCTCAACCGCCACGGCAACACAGGCACTGTTTACGTTGAGCAGCGCAACGGCATTCTTTACGACATCGACCAGCAAGAGGCGCGTTTCCGCAGGGAAGAGCGCGAGCGCAAACCGAATAAGAAAGGGGGATTTTGATGAGCACTATTAGCAATGAGCGTTTAGAAGAAATGCGCGATTACGACACCTGCGTAAGGCTCGATGAGTCGGCAGCAATGGCAACCGAGCTTCTGGCGCTGCGCAAAGAGCGGGAGAAGGCGGAGCATATTGTCAAAGCCGCAGAAAAACTGGTGCGCTGTAAGGGGCGCTATCACTCCGAACAAAACTACCGCGCCCTGGCCGCGTTGTTTGGCGTGTCCACTCCAGACCTACCGCCGCTGGAAACCGACACCACATCGCAGCAGTTCGAATCGCTGGCAGGTAAGGCGGTTGTACCGATTAGCTACCTACAGGGTCATAAAGACGGCCTGGAGTGGGCTGCACGATTGGCAGAAGCTAATCACCCACAGACGAGCGACTGGCTTTACGATGACCCGCTGGAGCTGGCGAAGGCGATTCGTAAAGGCCCAGACATGCCGGTCTCTATTGTGGATGGCTGGATTCCATGCAGCGAGCGGATGCCTGAAGTGGGTGACATAGTTTTAACCGCAGATAATGGGTGTGTGAATGTTGGCGAAATGGAGCGTTCGGGAGCCAGTTACCGATATTTTACATCAGTCGTTTCTGGTCGTGAGCTTCCGGCGACACACTGGCAACCACTCCCCGAGCCGCCATGCAAATAACCCTCGATGACATAGACACCATCGCCAGATACATCGGCAGCCCTCGCTTCATCGACATCGAAACACTCACCAAACGATATCTCTTTACCAGCCAGCTGATAATGCTTCAGGCAATCAGTCGCGCGAGGTATTGAGCGGAGCAAATCCATGAAAACGATACGAGCCAAAATTCTCGCCATCATGAATGTCGGGATGGTTTTAACCACGAACGAAATATCCAGACGGACAGGCAACACTCTCGAAGCAGTGCGCGTCGTACTCAATCGCATGCAGAAAGACGGCGAGCTAACCGGAACCAGCCATAAGCCCCGGCGCTGGCGTCTGGTCGACTCCGCTAATCACAGATCCGAGCTTATCCGCTGCGTTAAAGAGTTCGGCGCGCTCACTGCAATTCAGGCCAGCGAAATTACCGGCCTCTCTCCGGTGTACTGCATCAACACCATGCGGGTGCTGGAGATGAACGGCGAGCTGACGCGTAAGTACATCCACACCGAGCTATCAGATGGCCGCAAGACACGATGCTACGAGTATTACCCGGCACCTGAGCGCAAGCCAATTAACCAGGCAGATCCGATAAGCCCGTTTGCAAAACTCATCACCTCACGAATCGGAGCCTGATATGAGCATCATAATGCTGGTCTTCATCGGCCTGTGCTTCATGTTCGCAGCCATCGTTAGGCAGGACGGCCTGATGTTCACAGACGCGCTGATTCTGCTGTGCAGTGCATTCGTATTGGCTAAAGAGGAGAAGCGCCGTGGATAAGAGCAGAGAGCAGTTTTTGGAATGGTTCAGCAAGGAATACGAAGAGGTTAATAACAGCACCGAGTTGAGTGCTCAAGTCATCAAGATGATTGCGTCAGCAGCATGGCAGGCATCCCGCGCGGCGGTAGAGATTGAGTTGCCTCCTACAGTTGATGGAAGCAATGTTCCATTTGCAGGTCATGCATGGAACTCGTATCGAAGTGAAGCAGTGAATGCCATACGCGCCGACGGTCTCAAGGTTAAGGGGGAGTGATGAAAAATTACCTAAGTAACTTAGCAAGTATGTTGCAGGGAATCGCAGGCGTCATTTCTGACGGCGAGCGCGTGCAAAAAGAATGCCCGGAGCACCTAAAGTCTGCACTGCTTGAAGCGTCTCACGCCTTGGATGGTCAATCTGTCAGGGTTAACTATCCACCAAAAGGGCGGCCGGAAATCGTAAATGCACGAGGGGCGAGCCGAGTACTAACAATTCGCGAGCGGTTAGCAATCCGCATGCTCGGCGGGAGAACGGAGATTCGACCATGAGAAAACAAACGTTTGAAATCCGCACCCTGCTAGTCCAGCAAAACGCCATACGCACCATCCAGCAGCTTTACCCCGACCCCGAAAGACCTCTCATCGTGACCATTCAGGAAAAGACGCGCTCAGTAGAGCAGAACAAGCGTCTTTGGGCCACGTTGCGCGATGTTTCGGAGCAAGTCGTCTGGCATGGCATGAAGCTGGATAGCGAAGACTGGAAGCATGTCTTCACCGCGGCTCTCAAAGGCCAGCGCTCAGCGCCTGGCATCAACGGCGGTTTTGTCGTGCTCGGGCAGTCGACCAGCAAGATGCGCGTAAGCGAATTCAGCGAGCTTCTGGAGCTGATTTACGCATTTGGAGCAGAGAGAGGCGTCCAGTGGAGCGAAGGCGCTCAGGAGGCGATTGAGTGGGCCAAGCGTACAGGAAGGAAGGTGGCAGCATGAGGCGACAGCGACGAAGTATTACCGACATAGTCTGCGATAACTGCAAATTTATGGTCAGACCCCGCCGCAAGAAGAAACCTGAATTACCTCCCTCTCAAATCCCAACATACGCGTATACGGCCCACCTTGCTGATGTCCGGTGGCTTCGTCAACGCGCCAGGAGGAAGCATGAACAATGAATACGAGTACGCAGAGCGCTTCGCCGACCTCATGGAAGACATGCAGGGCGATGGCGTGGATGCCATGAACATCCTGATGAATTACCTGATGGGCTTCGTCGAGCAGATGAGCGAGGGCGAAGAAGACAAAGGGCTCATCTGGCAACTGGAAGACAAAGAGCTGGTTATCACCATTGAGCCAGCAGAGAAAAACACAGCGAGGCTGCATTGATACTGCATACCGCGTGGCAGAGGTATCGATATTTCAGCTCCATCTACGGGGCGGAAAAGGCTTATTACAAGTTAAAGCAAGAGGCGAAATATGGACTATTCGAAGTTAAGTGATTTTGAAATTAACAATTTGGTAGATGGCCACATCTATACAGATGTGTCTGAGGCGCCTGATACCGACTACTGCAACGACCCCGGCGCCGCATGGCCGATTATCCAACGAAATGGCATTTCACTCGCCAAATATGAGCACGGGATGTGGCTTGCGTCCTCAGATGCGTACTGGGTTGACGGTGTTGAATGGCAGATTGACGGAGAAACACACCCAAACCCACTCCGCGCCGCCATGATTGTCTTCCTCCAGATGCAGGAAAGCCAAAATGCTTAACCCCATCCAAACCCAAACCTACGAGCAGCAGAGCATAGCCAGAGCTCTCTGCGCAGGATGCAGCAAGCAGCTGGATGCCGATGAGGTATATGCCTGCGGCGAGTGCATCAACGAATGGCTTGTGTATAGAGACCCGAATCATTTTGTGTCGGAGGGTAATGATGACGTGGCTTTATGACATTTTACTAAAACTTTCCATGTTTGCGGCAGAAAGGCTCTACAAGGAAAAGGTTGAACAAGTTGATGTTTGGCTGAAGAGCGGGCGACAGGTGTGCTTGATGACAAGGGATAGCGCCGACCAGCTAAAGCGGGTTGCCGAAAACCTCCGCGACGCCTGGACGCCACAGCAAGTTGACGAGCTGAAGGCTGCGATTAAAAAAATCAGAGAGGAGGAAGCTAATGGCTAAATCACCTCGCAGGCGCTGTAAAAACGAAGAGTGCAGAGAGTGGAGGGTAACTGTGCGATGAACGAATACCGAATAGTCCTGCCCTGGCCGCCTTCCAACAATCGGTACTGGAGGCACTCAAGAGGCATCCACTACATCAGCGATTGGGGTAAGCGATACCGACGAGAAGTAATCGAAATTATTCAGCAGCACAAGTTAGACATCAAAATCCAACCCCGCATCAGAATCACCATCCACGCAGCACCTCCCGATAACCGCAAACGCGATTTGGACAATCTACCCAAAGCCGTTTTTGACGCACTCACCAGTGCGGGCTTCTGGCTGGATGACGGTCAGGTAGACGATATGCGCATCAAGCGCTGTCAGGCGGTTAAAGGCGGAATGCTTGTGCTGGTAGTTACTGAGACATGCGGGAGTTTGCCATTGATTACAGAACTACTGGAGGCGGCGTGAAAAACCTATCAGCAGATTACATTTCAGAGTGCCTGAGATATGACCCTAAGGATGGCTTTCTGTACTGGAAGGAGCGGCCATCAGAACACTTCGCAAATGAATCCTATCAAGCCAGATGGAACAAAAGATACGCAGGAGAACGAGCAGGGAAATTCATGATGAATGGATACCTGAAGCTCGCTATTGATAACAAAAAGTACTACGCCCATCGAATTGTTTGGGTGCTCAACAAAAAGGAATGGCCACAGTATATATACCACATAAATGGGGATAGATCTGATAACCGAATAGAAAATCTAAGAAATGTAAGCAGAAGCCAGAATCAGAGAAACCTAAAACTCTCGGTTAGAAATACCACCGGGGTAATAGGAGTCACTCAGGATTCAAGAAATGGGCATTACATAGCCCAAGTAAAAATTGGTGATAAGAATATTCATCTTGGCTCATTTAAAAACCTAAGTGATGCCGCTGAGGCGAGAGCGAAAGCCAATATTGAGTATGGATTCCACGAAAATCACGGGCGCAAAAGCTCTTCGGAGGCCGCATGAGCGAAATAAACAGAGAGGTCTGCGAGGAATATCTGGATGCCCTGATCACGGTGGAGTTAGCAGCAAAGCTAGCGCAGAAAGACGGGCGCAAGGTTAACGGCGCTATCCGCGCAACGGTTAGTGCATTGCTGCCACGGCTTAGCGACCGGAAGGTGAAGGGAATATTCACTGGATTGGCACGTCAGCCATTCCCGGACGGCGCGCTCAAGATGCTACGCCGACAACTCGATTCAGTGGTAGGGGAGCCAGTATGAGCACAGTAACCCATATCTCATCAGCGCAGCAGCGCCAGAAGGACCGCGAGATGCTCGAAGATATCAACAATGCGCTGAAGACCAACGATGAGACGCGCAAGCGACTGGAAGCAATGCGCCGAGAAGTTATTAATCGCCTCGGACTCAATAAGCCTGATGGGGGAAGCGCAGCATGAACCTGGAAAACTCAATCAAATATCACTTTCCAAAATCCACGCTTATAAGTGATTCCCCAAGAGCCACGGCATCAGACGCATTGACCGGCACTGATATCATGGCAGCTCAGGGAATGGTGCAGAATCGCGCGCAAATGGGGTTTGCGGCGTTTATGGGGAAAATGGGCGTCAGCAGCAATGACCGTGAGAAAGCTATTGAACTGCTGACCCTGTATGCAATTGAGCGGTGCGATAAGGTTGCCGCCTTGCGCAAGCTCGAAAGTGATATTAAGCCAAAGGTAATGCAAGCGCTCGCAACTTACGCCTTTGAGGACTATTCACGCAACGCCGGGAGCACCCGGCAGTGTGAATGCTGCAATGGCGCAGGCTTCATTCATGCGGAAGTCGTGACCATGAAGCACATTGGTCGACCGAATCTCGCGGCCAGAAGGGAGCAGGTGAAAGTGCTGTGCCAGAAGTGCAAAGGAAAGGGTGTGGTTTCTACGGCATGCTCTGACTGCAAGGGGCGAGGGAAGGCGATAAATCAGGAGGAAACAGAAAAGCAGGGCGTTCCAGTGATATCTGACTGCAAGCGCTGCGGCGGCGTCGGCTATCCTCGTTTGCCCTCTACCGAGGCCTTTGCTGCGGTATGCCAAATCACGGATTCCATATCACTCGACACGTGGAAGAAGTCAGTTAAGCCATTCTACGATGCTCTTATCATCAAGTTTGAGGTGGAAGAATCGTGGGCTGACGCACAGTTACGAGAAGTCACCAGGTAAAAACCGAAAATAGCGCATTAATTTGTCGTGCGCTATTTACTTTTCCCGAACCTGCGGATATGATTTCTAACAGTGGAAGTTGCGCACGTTGTTAAGCGCTAAAAACATTAAGCCCTGAGTTAATAGCTCGGGGCTTTTTTATTGGCTCAACCAAAGCAACAGGTGTTCATATGAAAAGCTGCAACGCTACTCAGGGTTTCGATAACCCGACTAAATTTCGTGAAGAGTGGGATCGTCAAACCAAAGAAGCATGAGACGAAACCGGCAAGGGCATTGATGGAACAGGCAGCGTAACCGCGTGGCGGAACAGGCAGCGTAACTGATAGTGCTTTCATTCGTGGGTAACAACTGGCATATCGCCTTAGTAAATCCCATATAGGTGCTGGGTTGATCGCCAGCCGTCAGCTCCACGAAACGGAGCACATAACAGGTAAGGGAACTGAACTTTTTAAGCCAGGTAAGCGCTGGCGTCGGTGCGATTCCGGGCAGTTTCCTTTCCGTTGTGGTGAATGCGCAGGCTGATGCGCAAAAGGCCCGCTAAAGCGAAGATAATTTAGCAAGCCGGAGATCAGCACCGGCCACTACACATATTCTGACGGCAGAAAAGAAAATCCACGCCGAAGCTGGGAACATCTTAACCTGGTGGGTTATGGGACATCTCTTCGCGGACTGTAAATCTTCCCGTTGAGCACTATGCACCCCATGCTAATCCACTTAGTAACCTGTTGTGGTAACACTCCACACGCCAAGGCGAAATCTGCCTGGCTGGAGTAATTCTTATCGATGTATTCTTTAAGCGGCATAGAAACCTCAATCAGTATTCAGAAAAACACTTCTCGACGAAGCGCTCACTTTCTTCGTCCACTGATATAGCTTCATCAAACGCCACGTCATAACCGAGAGACTCGGCCTTGCGCTGAACGAAAGCGAAAAACTCTTTCGCTTCTTCTTTGCTCATGTCGAAACGTGAATCCGGTGCGTAGGTGTTAATGGTGATAGTGGTCATGACGTTCCCTCTTATTAAGATGAACTCACCATAAACCATTTTGGTTTATAAAGCGTGATTTGAATCATGAATTCACACAAATTTTAAGGCTCGCTTCGGCGGGCTTTTTTCGTATTAGGCCACAGGCAATCAATCACAGATGAACCCTCGCATCCGATGCCTAGTTGGCCTTTCCTAACTACACCACAGCACTTCCATTACCGGAGGTGTGAGAAATGCTACGTATGAATACCAACAACGGATTCTGGTCGTATTTCTGGTCAGGTCTAACGGGATTCTTCGCCATGTTGACTCTTCAGGATGTTCTGTTTGCCCTGGGATTTGTCATAACGGCGACATTCACCTGGCTGACATATCGTTCAAACGACCGAAAGAACAAAGCAGCGATTGAGGAAGACCGTAAGCGAACTGAAATCCTCAAAGCTGCATATGCCCGTGGTGATGTAACGAACATTTCCGAGGGTGCCAAAATCGTCAAAGACATCGATCAGGAACTGTCGCCATAGGTGAAACCATGCAGATACCAGCGAAACTACGTACTGCACTGGTTGCAGCTGCGGCGGGCGGGGCGTCATTTATCGCTGGCGTCCTGATACAAGACCAGGAAGGCGTTAAGTACAAGCCTTACCTCGATCCTGTTGGCATTCCTACTGTGTGTGCAGGCATTACCGGCCCCGACGTGAAGATGGGCAAGGTCTACACAAAGAAGGAATGCGATGACCTTCTGAATAAGCATATGCAGCCGGTTATTAAAGCAGTGGATGCCGCAGTCAAGGTTCCACTGTCCACTTACCAGCGCGCCGCGCTTTACTCATTCACCTACAACGTAGGGGTGAACGCCTTCCGCTCCTCGACGTTGCTAAAAAAGCTCAACAATGGCGACAGAAAAGGAGCCTGCGACGAGCTGCGCAAATGGACGTGGGCGGGCGGCAAGCAATGGAAGGGATTGCAGACTCGCAGGGAGATAGAGCGAGAACTGTGCCTGGCGGAAAGTGAAAATGACCTTTAACTGGAAGTTCATCCTTTTCGCCGTAATGACTCTGCTGCTGGCAATCGCTATTGTCACCGCCAGTCATTACCGGTCAGCGCTCACAGAATCCCAGGCATCTTTAACCAAAGTTAATCGTGAATTAAATCTGGCTAAAGACACTATCACAGACATGCAGACTCGCCAGCGCGATGTCGCCGCTCTCGACGCCAAATACACACAGGAGCTTGCAGATGCTCAGAGCACTATCAATCAGCTTGAGCGCGATGTTGCTACTGGCAAGCGTCGGCTGCAGCTTAACGCCACCTGCACAGCGAACGGATCGACCGGCACCGGCAGCCTGGGCGATGCTCCCACCGCCCGACTTACAGACTCCGCTCAACGGGATTATTTCACCCTCAGAGAGCGAATCGAAACAGTGACCAAACAGGTTAACTATCTGCAGGACTACATCCGGCAGCAGTGCCTGAAGTAACCGAGCCTCGCAATAGCGGGGCTTTTTTATGCGCTTCGCACGCGCAAACATCAATCCCTAAGCCTACAGACAAGCAAGCCTGAGATTATCCGTAAAATGGTGCGTCTTAGGGGACGGCTTAATCTGTGCGACAGGCTTGTTTCTCTATAGGAGCACCAACTTATGCAATATCCAGTAAATGACCATCCGTTAGTAATGACCAGCATTGAAATCGCTGAGTTGGTAGAAAAGCGGCACGATAATGTTAAGCGCACGATAGAAAGCCTTATTGAGCGGGGCACGATTGCTTCTCCTCAAATTGAGGAAAAGCCCACGGCAGGCCGCCCCGTGAGTGTTTATGTGTTTGAAGGTGAGCAGGGGAAGCGCGACAGTATTATTGTCGTTGCTCAGCTTTCGCCTGAATTTACCGCCCGCCTGGTTGATCGCTGGCAGGAGCTTGAAGCCCAACTTAGCCAGCCCGTGAGAATACCGCAGAGCCTGCCGGAAGCGTTGCGCCTGGCTGCAGACCTAGCAGAGCAGAAAGCGGAGCTGGAAAACAAGCTCGCTATTGCCGCGCCTAAAGTCGAGTTCGTTGATAACTACGTCGAGGCAACCGGCGCGATGGGCTTCCGTGAAGCAGCAAAACTGCTGAAGGTGAAAGAAACGGACTTCCGGTTGTTCCTTATTGAGCAGGGCATCATGTATCGCCTTGCTGGTAAGTTGACACCCTATGCTCAGCATCTCGATGCCGGCCGCTTCACCATGAAAACCGGAGAGAACCAGAACAACGGACATGCCTTCACTCAGGCCAAGTTCACTGCGCGTGGTATCCAGTGGATCGCCTCATTACTGGCAGGCCACAAGCTTGATGACCAGGCAGCCTAAGAAGAGGTGAGAGCCTCTTTCACAACGGCTCTCCATTACAAAAAATACCAGCTGCCAGTGGGCTAGATAATGGTATAATTATTCAAATGGCGCTGGATTAGGATACTGCGATGAGATTCGAAGATAATCAGATAATTTACGAAAGCGACCTGAATAATTTTGACCTGCACGACCGAGTCATTGACTTCTCTGTAGACCCGCACATTAAAGAACCAGATAAAACTATTGGCATCTATCGAGCCTTTTATAAAGATGGAATCGAAATAGCTCATTGGATACAGCCAATCGAATGACCCATAACCGCCCCCACCGGGCGGTTTTTTATTGGAGCAAACATGGCTGAAACCTACCGTATCACCGTCAAAACCAAAACCGGCGAGACGCATGAAGGCCTGATGAAGCGATCTCAGCCAGAGATTATCAACGGCTTCATCGGCATCGCTCGCGAGGACGGCTCATGGGTATACCTGGCACCTGATAACGTGCAGGAGATGGAATACGTGCCCGAGCCGGATAAAGACGAACAAACATCGTAAGGAATGACTATGGCAGGTCTGACAATTAAGCAAGAGGCTTTCTGTCAGGCATACATCGAAACGGGTAATGCTTCAGAGGCTTATCGGACGGCGTATGCTGCTGACAAGATGAAGCCGGAAGCAGTACATGTTCAAGCCAGCAATTTAAAGGATAACCCTAAGATCGCCCTAAGACTCAAGGAGCTCCAGGGAGAGATTAGGCAGCGCCATAACGTAACTATTGATTCTCTGTTGGCTGAGCTGGAAGAGGCCAGGCAGAAAGCATTAAGCGCCGAAACGCCTCAATCATCAGCCGCTGTAGCTGCAACAATGGGCAAGGCTAAGCTCACCGGGCTTGATAAGCAGGTTGTGGAACTAACAGGTCAGGGCGGTGGCCCGGTTCGGGTAGTCACTATGTCGCCTGACGATATTAAGCGGGTGATGGAGAATGACGACTGCTGACGATTCTATCCGTGCCAGCATGTGCGAAGCTGACGGGCTTTACTTTGCCCGCTACTTCTTCAAGCAACGCACGGGCGGCAAGATGATTGTCGCGCCACACCATAAGGTGATACAGCAAACGCTGGACAGAGTGATAGACGGCGAGATTAACCGGCTCATCATCAACGTTCCGCCCGGCTACACCAAAACAGAGCTGGCAACCATCAACATGATGGGGCGCGGTTTGGCACTGAATAAACGCGCCCGTTTTATGCACCTGTCCTACTCTCACAACCTCGCGCTTCTGAACTCATCCACTGCCCGCAGCATGATTAAGTCGCAAGCCTATCAGGCGATGTGGCCTATGGAGCTGCGCGACGATGCCGACAGTAAGGCGATGTGGTGGACTGAGTATGGCGGCGGGGTTTATGCCAGTTCGGCAGCAGGTCAGGTAACGGGCTTCCGTGCCGGGCATATGGAGCCAGGCTGGCAGGGCGCGCTGATTATCGATGACCCGGTTAAGCCAGATGACGCCTATTCCGAAACGGTTCGTGACGGTGTAAACAGCCGCTTCAACGAGACGATTAAATCGCGTCTGGCTATCGAAACGACGCCGATGATAGTGATCATGCAGCGCATCCACTATCACGACCTGAGCGGATACCTGCTGCGCGGCGGCTCGGGCGAGAAATGGCATCACCTGAATCTGCCGGTGATTATCGACAACAGCCAGGCGTATTCGGCGCAGTATCCGGAAAACACTCACGCTATTCCTATTGAGCATGGCTTGCCTGATGGCTGGCTCTGGCCGTTCAAGCACAACGAAAGCCATCGCACAGCGCTGTTTTCTCATCGCCGGACGGCAGAAGCGCAGTACATGCAGAACCCTCGCAGGTTCAACGCAGAAGGCGCGCTGTGGACAGAGCAGATGATTGCGGCAGCACGAGCCCTGAACATCACCGAGCAGCTATCCAGAACGGTTATTGCTATCGACCCGCAGGCAACAAACAGCGAAGAGAGCGATGAAACGGGGATTGTGGCCGCAAGCTCATACGGCGCAGGAGATAAGCGACAGTACTCCGCCGACGGCGACTACAGTGGCAAATACTCCCCTAATGGTTGGGCGACGCGAGCAATGGACGCTTACAAACAGCATGATGCCGATGCGATCGTGATTGAAACCAACCAGGGCGGTGACATGGCAGAGGACACGCTCCGCAATGCCGGGTTCAAAGACCGAATCATCCGCGTCCATGCGAGCAAGGGTAAGTTCGCGCGAGCAGAGCCAATATCAGCGCTGTATGCGCAGGGTCGCGTAGCCCACCGCGGTAATCTCTATCAACTGGAAAACCAGCAGATGGAGTACGTGCCAACCACATCCAAAAAATCCCCCGACCGCCTTGATGCGCTGGTATGGGCGATGACCGAGTTAAGTGGATCGCAACCTGTGGGGATGATGATTCCAAAACGCCTGCAGGGCCGATAAGATGCGAATTCACTTAAATTAGCAAATGGATTGGCCATGAAAATCGAGTTTGATGAAGTTGCTGAAGGACAGGTAAGGGCAACCCTTACTCTGAAGCGCGTACCTGGTGAATATGTACGTAGTTACGGGGTCTTCGCTGAGGATGAAGAAACAAGCGCAAAACAGTTACTCGCTTGGATGAAGGAAGAAGGCAAGGTGCCTGAAGATTTCGAGTAAATTTACACAAAACCAAGGTCGCCACGGCGGCCTTTTTTATTGTCTGAAATCCACCAATGAGGACGCAACATGGCATTAACAGTTTCGCTCATTGCGGCTCTTATCGCGGCGCTTGTCATTGTGGTGACGTGGGGAGGCAGGGCTGACCCTATTCACCCCGCGCGTAAGTCTATGAGTGGATATCAACCAACACAAAAAGCAGAATCTGGAAAAGTGTTGCCGCCACCTAAAAACCGCTAACGGACAAACCATGACTGACAAATTAACACTGGCCGTCAACCATGCGTTGAACGATGCCAGGCTTGCGCGCGCCCGCATGATGATGGCTAACCCGTCTATGGGTCTGGATGCAAAACGCAGCACGGCGTGGTGCGAATATGGCTTCAAGGAAGATTTAGACTTCCATGACCTCTATAAGCTTTATCGCCGTGGCGGCATCGCTAACGGTGCTGTAAATAAGCTGGTATCCAACTGCTGGAAAACGAACCCCGAAGTTATTGAGGGTGATCCGGATGATGAATCACTGCAGGAGTCCACGTGGGAGAAGTCGAGCAAAGAGCAGGTGTTCACCCATCGGTTCTGGCGCTCATTCGCCAAAGCCGATACGCGTCGACTGGTTGGTCGCTGGGCTGGCATCCTTCTGCACGTCAAAGACAATAAGCGCTGGGATGAGCCGGTAGTCAAAGGCCGTTCGCTACAGAAGATTACGCCAGCATGGGCCAGCGCACTGAAGGTTGCCAGTCGTGATAACAACGGCAATGTCACTAAATGGCAGTACACAGAAGTGCAGCCTGACGGGAGTAGAGTTCAGCGCGATATCCACCCTGACCGAATCCTGATTATCGGTGATATGTCCGATGACGAGATCGGATTTCTTGAGCCTGGCTACAACGCAGCTGTAAGCCTCGAAAAGGTAGAGGGAGGCAGCGGTGAATCTTTTCTGAAGAACGCCGCGCGCCAACTGAACGTCAATTTCGATAAAGAGATTAACTTCAGCAACCTCGCGTCACTTTATGGCGTTAGCGTCACAGAGCTGCAGGAGAAGTTCAATGAGGCTGCCGTAGAAGTTAACAGCGGCAATGATGTGCTTCTGACCACTCAAGGGGCATCTGTTACGCCTCTGGTAACTTCGGTTGCCGACCCTTCACCTACTTACGATGTAAACCTGAAGACCTTTGCGGCATCGGTTGATATTCCCTCTCGCATTCTCGTTGGCAACCAGTCAGGCGAGCGCGCCAGCACGGAAGACCAGATTTACTTCAACGCTCGCTGTCAGTCGCGCCGTGGTGACCTGTCATTCGATATCGAGGATATGGTGGACAAGCTGATAGATCTGCAAATCCTGAAGCCGGTAGCCAAGTTCAGCATTGTCTGGGATGACCTTAACGAACAGTCATCTTCAGACAAGCTGGATAGCGCCAGCAAGATGAGCGACATCAATCAGAAGACGCTGGCAACCGGCGAGCAGGTATTTACCGCTAACGAAATTCGCGTTGCTGCAGGCTATGAGCCGCTTGGCGAACCGCTGACCGAGGATGACGATGAAGAAAGCGAACAAGCCAGCGAAACCAGCGATACTGCCAGCCAATAAGCAAGACCCGACTGGTGTAGACAGGCTGGAGCGCGGCGCAATGCGCGATTTCAGCAAACGGCTACGTAAAATCGGCAAGGGGTACATAGAGCTACTTAACCGCATACCTTCAGAGCCAGCAGTAAACCAGCGCTACACCTTCCGCCTTGACCAGACACTTCTTTCCATGCTGCTTCAAAACGGTGAATCGCTCGTCGATGACATTTTGTTGCAGGGTGGGGAGTTGAATTTGTGGTTCTGGCAGGACTACGTGTCTACGGCTTATCAGCGAGGAACGGCGCAGGAGTTTAGCAATCTTTCTCAGCAATCCCCGGCATACGCCGCCGACAGGGAAAGCATTGAGAACATCCTGCTAAGTGAAGCCTATCAGTCCCGTCTGATACTGGTCAGGGCGCGCGAGTTTGAAGAGATGAAAGGCCTTAGCAATCAGATAAAGGCTGACCTTTCCCGCGTACTGACGGACGGTATTGGGCGCGGGCTTAACCCTCGCGAAGTTGCCAGAAATATAACCGCTCAGACAGATATCGAGCGCAGCAGAGCCAACCGCATTGCACGCACGGAAATCACTACCGCACTCCGGCGTGCGCGATGGGACGAACATGACCAGGCAAAAGACGATTTAGGCCTTAACGTCATGTTGCTTCATATGTCCGCGTTAAGCCCCACAACGCGACGCACACACGCCCTCAGGCACGGACACCTCTACACCTCGGATGAGGTCAGGGAGTGGTACAGCATCAACGGCAACGCGATTAACTGCAAATGCACACAGGTCACGGTTCTGGTTGATGAGAAGGGCGTGCCGCTTAACTCCAGCGTTATCGATATTGCCAAAAAAGAGTTTGCCCAGACATGGGGCAAGCGGATGGCTGCGAATAAATCACATCACTGCTGCAAACACGCGGCATAGACAAGAGTAATCACCCATGACAATGCAGGTTAACGTCACCACAAAGGTGAACAGCCAGTCTATTCGCCGTGAAACGTATAACGGGCGCGAACATCTGGTTCTCCCCAGCTATACGCTGCCGGCGAACGTAGTAATGAACGGAGGTCTTTACCCCGCCTCAGAAATCGACGCGCACTATCAGGGGCTGGAAGGCACTCTGGCACCATTGGGTCACCCAACGGTCAATGGTCAGTTTGTATCGGCTTTCTCTCCTGAGGGAATCAACGTAGGCCACATCGGCGCATGGAACCGCAACGTGAAGAAATCCGGCAATCGGGTTTATGCGGAGAAATGGGTTGATGTTCAGGTTGCTAATCAGAGTGAGGGCGGGCGTGAACTGCTGGAGCGCGTTGCAGCGATTGAGCGCGGCGATGATGTACCACCCATTCATACCAGCGTTGCAGTATTTCTCGACCAGCTTGAGGCAAGCGAGCAACAGAAGGCTCAGGGCATTGAATGGGTTGCCAAAATCAACGCAATGGACCATGACGCCATCCTCCTTCATGAAGTCGGTGCGGCACCGCCAGAGCAGGGCGTTGGTCTGATGGTTAACGCTGACCAGGCAAAGTCCATCAAAACCAACTCTGGCGCACTGGTAGGCGAGTCCTACCGCGAACGTGAACGCCGCCTTGAGAAAGCTGCCCGCGACAAATTTGCGACCGGGCCTGACGATTACGCATGGATTGCTGACTTTACCGATTCACAGGCGATTGTCATCCGTAACGGCGGTGATGCACAGGTGTACTGGTATACCAGTGATGGCGGGCAGATCACCTTTGACGACACAGGCACCAAAGTGGCGCGCCAGGAGTCATGGGTCGCAATTGTAGCCAACAAATTCAAATCTCTTTTCACACCGCAGGACGCTCCTGCAACAAACCACAAAACGGAGGGCGACATGCCTTTAACCAAAGAAGAACTGGAACAAATCGGCAGCATGATTGGTGAGGCTGTGGCTACCAATACGGAGAAGGCAATTAAGCCGCTTTCCGAGAAGGTTGAAGCGCTGCAGGCCAACCAGGAAAAGCTGACAGAAACCCTGACCGCGAACTCTCGCGCTGAAGAACAGACCAAGCGCGCCGCTGTAGCTGCCAAGCATGGCGAAGTCGTTGCCAATGCCCTGTCGGGCGAAGCCCTCGACGCAATGTTCAAATCTCTGGGCGAAGCCGCTCCGCTGGGTGCCAATTCTGCACAGAAACAGGCAGAAACCGGCGCGCCTGATTACAAAACCTACTTTGGAGGTGCTGCGTAATGGCACGTTATCGTCGAATCAATATTGACGGTCAGTCGCTGTACAAGACCGAAACCCGAGTGGTCGCTGCTGATACCCTGCCGGGAACTGCAGTAGTCATTAATGGCGACAACGAGTTTGCACAAGCAACTGCTCTGACTGGTCGTCTCTACATCGTTGAAACCGGTTATCACCAGGGCCTGACCGTTAATGAGCCAATCCCTGCCGGTGATTCTGCCGTCGGCAACTATCTGGAGGAGGGTCGCGAACTGGCGCTACGGTGTGCTGCTGGCACCTACGCAAAAGATGACCCGATCAAGCTTGGCACTAATGGTCAGTTCACCAAAGCGAGCGCCGACACTGACTCAGTGATTGGCTACAGCCAGGATGACGCCACCATCGCCGCCAGTACTACCGATTTAATCCGCGTACGCGCTCGCGTAGGCACCGTTGCCGCAGCAGCTGGCGCTTAATCAGGAGAATAAGAATGTATTTTACCGCTGAAACACTGGCTGCTAACAGCCGACTGCGCGGACACTGGAACGAACTGTGGGCTAACCGCAACATCTTCAATCAACAGCATGACATGATGGTTAATGCCTACCGACCAAGCATGACCGCAGAAATGCTGGCGGCTAACGCTGTTGGCGGTTTTACCCGCGAATTCTGGGCTGAGATTGATCGCCAGATCATCCAAATGCGCGATCAGGAAGACGGCATGGAAATTATCAACGACCTTCTGGCTGTCCAGACCGTACTGCCTATCGGCAAAACCGCGAAGCTCTACACCGTTTCCGGTGATATTGCTGATGACGTATCAATCAGCATCGATGGTCAGGCACCATATTCCTTCGACCACACCGAATACGGCGGCGATGGCGACCCTATTCCGGTGTTCACCGCGGGTTATGGCGTTAATTGGCGTCACGCTGCAGGCCTGAGCACTGTTGGTATTGACCTGGCGCTGGACTCGCAGGCGGCCAAGATGCGCAAGTTCCACAAAAAGCGCGTCGGGTACTACCTGAATGGCGATGACAGCATTTCTGTCGATGGCTACAAAGGTCAGGGCATCCGTAACCACCGAAACACTGCGAAGATTAACCTCGGCAGCGGCGCTGGCGGCGCGAATATCGACCTGACTACGGCCTCACCGGCTGACATGCTGGCATTCTTCGGCCCGACTGGTGCTTTTGGCCTGACTGCTCGCCGTAACAAAGTTGCTGCCTATGATGTTCTGTGGGTGAGTGCTGAAATTTGGGCAAACATGTCCAAACCATACCTCATCAACGTAAACTCCGGCAGCAACGCTCTGGTAAGCGGCACTGTGGCTGATGCGATCTCTCGCTTCATTCCTGCCAAGGAAATCCGCCCGACCTTCGCGCTAAGCGGCAATGAGTTCTTCGGATATCAGCGTCGCCAGGACGTAATTTCACCGCTGGTAGGCATGGCTGTAGGCGTAGTTCCGCTGCCGCGTCTGATGCCGCAGAGCAATTACAACTTCCAGATCATGTCTGCAGAAGGCTTGCAGATTAAGAAGGACGGCGAAGGCCTGTCTGGTGTGGTTTACGGCGCTAATCTGGCATAAGGGATAAATCATGGCTGATAAATACGAAGTAACCCGTCCTTGGCATGGTGTCTCTTTAGGCGAAGTGGTTGAACTGGAAAACCTGCACCCTTCGTTGAAATCTCATGTCCGTAAGCTTTCCGGTAAGGCGTCAGCAGAGCTGACTCCGGCGACTCCTGATGCATCTACCGATAAGCAGGCCCGCAAGCAGGCTATCACCAAGCGGCTTGATGATCTGGGCATTGAGTACAAAGGCAATATGGGCGTCGACAAGCTCGCAGACCTTCTGCCAGAGGGCGATCTGGATAAGCTTTTCCCTGCTGAATAACAGCCGCCGCGATGGCGGTTTTTTTATGCCCTCTGCGGAGGGCTATATCTGAGGTCAGCATGATAACCACAGCACAGGCGAAGGAATACCTATCGTCGGTCGGCATCACGCTGCCCGACTTTATTCTTGATGCGCTGATTGAGCAGGTGAACAGCATTCAGGAATGCCTTGATGCTCATTACCCAGCTGCGACAGCGCTGCTAATTCAGATGTATTTGTTAGGACTGATGGGGCTGGGGCAGGGCGATCGCTATATCAGCTCTCAGACAGCCCCGTCAGGTGCCTCAAGGTCGTTTCGATATCAGTCGTTTGCGGATCGGTGGTCAGGCTCTCTGTCCTTACTGCGGGGGATTGATAAGTATGGCTGTGCAACCTCCCTGATTCCCCCAGACCCCGGCAATAAGGCTTTTGCAGGCATCTGGATAGGGAAAGGTGGATGCATGTGTAACGGTAAACGCTAATGACGTGGATATCCGTTAAAAATCGTCTCCCGCGGTCATTCGAGCGCGTATGGGTACTTACTGAAACAGGTCGGCAGACAACCGGATACGTTAAATCGGATGGGGAGTGGTTTATCAACTGCCCGCGCATCCGGGAGAGTGGTGCGAAGGTGCTGCGCTGGAGGGAATAAGAATGTCAGAGTTGGCCCGCTGGTCATACACCGGCAAAGCGACGTTCTGGAAGCGACTGGAAGGCCAGAATGACTATGGTGATCCGTTGGGTTTCGCAGCTCCGGTGGTCATCGATTGCGGCTATGAAGGTGGGTTGAGCAAGCGGCTCGGCGATATTGGTTCAGAGCGAGTAATCAAAAACACCTTCTGGACGGAATTCTCCGATGCGGATATGGGGGATTACATCTTGATTGGCGTGTCTACCGAAGCAGACCCTGTTAAGGCTGGGGCTGATGAAATACTCCAGTCCATAAGGTATGAAGACACGTTTGACCGCCTCACGGATGACTACGCGATAATTACTGGAGTCTGATCATGGCTGGGAAAATCAGAGGCATAAGCCAGGCCAAAGCCAACCTTGAAAAACTCATTGCTGATGTTCAGGGAAGAAAAGCCGTAAGAGCGATAAAGAGTGCGCTCATTATTGGTTCATCACAGGCATCTGTATATACGCCTATCGGTGACACCTCCACGCTGATCAACAGTCAATATCAGGAAGTGGATGTGAACGGCACTCGCCTGACTGGTCGCGTTGGGTATTCAGCCAACTATGCGGTCTATGTTCACGATCCCAACATCCCACAGAAATTCCGCCGAGCCACGGCAAGGAAGGAGTTCCTTACAAAAGGATTTGAGGATACCCGCGAGCAAATAGACCGGGTTATGAAACAGGAATTGTCGCTATGAACCCTCCGATGCATACCCGGCTGCGTGATTATTTTGTTGATGCAGGGCTTACCGCTGGCTTTACAACCCAGCTCCTTATGTGGAATGACACCGGAAACATGTCAGAGCGTTTTATGGTATTCCGTCCTAACGGCGGCTCTTCCATACGCAATGAACTAGGGGCCGAATATTACGTGTTAGTCGATGTTATCGGCGCAAAAGGAGGGAATGGATATTTAGACACTTCTGTGCAGCAAATTATCCAGCATGTGCAATCAGACCCTCTGCCAAGTAACTGTATTGGCTATATAGAAAATTTCGGCGGTATCCCCGCTCCAGTCCTAACAGCTGAAGGTCGCCTCATCTATCGGCTTCAGTTTGCAATCAAATACGGCGAGTAAGCCGAAACATCAAAGAGGAATTACCCATGGCAGCAAATTGCCCTACGGACAACACAAAGTTGTTTGGCCGCGCCATTGTGCTCGAAGTAGCTGATGGCTGCGCCGATACCCTCCCGCAGGAGTCAGAATGGAAAGCCCTGGCGGCCGGCACCAGTAAAGGCTTCGACTTCTCGCCCAACAGCGTGACATCTGATGCTGATGACACCAAAGGCTATGTCGAAAATATCGTGACTAATGCCGATTTCACTATCTCTTTCGAAGGTGAGGTTCGCCGCAATGACAAACTCGACCAATACGGAGTCGGTCGCCTGATTAAATATTTCAATACTGAGATTCAGGCAGCCCGACAGCCAACTTTGTGGGTGCGTATGGAATTCGGGCCGGTGACCTTCATCGGTTACATGCTGATCAACGCATTGAGTTCTGACGGTGGAACAAACGACATCATCACATTCTCTACCGAGTTCAAAGTGGCGGCGGCAGACACTATTCAGGTAATCGACACCGACGATACAGTCGCGGTCACAGGGGTAACGGTAACTCCTGCAACGGCATCCCTGGCTGTTGGTGCGACGCGACAGTTGACAGGTACTGTCCTGCCATCTGATGCAACCGACAAATCGGGTACGTGGACGACGTCCGATGCCACCAAAGCAACGGTGAGCAGCACTGGCCTCGTAACTGGTGTTGCTGCCGGCACTTCGACGATTACCTTCAAATCCAACGATGGCAGCTTCACTGCCACCTGTGCAGTGACAGTCACCGCTTCGTAACCATTCCAAAGGGCGGTTGCGGTCGCCCTTGATAATGATTATGGAGACAACATGACCCCGCTTAAAGAAATCGGCGAGTGCCTCATCAGCGTTGACGGCGAGGATTACTTCTTCCGGCCCTCATTTGTGAACATGTCGCGCATTGGCGAGCCAGATGAAATTGTGCAGGTGTTTTACGACCTGCACAACGATGAGGTAACCAGCCTGGTTAATCGAGCCGTTGAGGCTTACGGATACGTTCCGCAATGGCTCATCAGCCACATCAAGACTACCAGTTACGGCCGCAAGGCGTTTCTCGCTTCAGTGGTTGTTCTGAATGCCTGTTGTGAAAAAGACGCTGGCCCATTGACCGGCGTATTCCATCCCTCTAAAGGCAGCGGGCGCACATTCAAGATTCGGAAAGGCGCGCTGCCTGAATCTGACATGCTGCTGATTGCGCAGTCACTGATGACTCATGGTGTTATCGGGAAGGCTAAGGTTCGCAGGCTCCAAAGGCATGAAAACGGGGAGACCAGCACTGAGTTCCGCGCCGTCGATTACATCGTGGCCGCGCAGGCACATTTCGGCATGACCGAGCAGGAGGCTGGCAATCTGACAATGACCAAGTTTCAGATGCTACTGGCAACCAAATACCCTGAGCAGAAAGGCTTTACTCGTGAAGAGTACGATCAGGTGGCTGAGGACTACTTAGCCAAGAAAGCTAAGCGCCTGGCTAAATCAGCCTGATGTCTATCAAGAATGTAAAGATTTGTAAGTGTCACATCATTATATCTATTGGTATCTATTTCCTGATAATCGCACTTAATTTGCTGAAAATTAATGCATTTACATACAATAAAACTGGCGCTTTAATTGCGCCAGTGGATGCTCTTTAAAAGTTAGGAAGGTTTTTTGCTGAGCTTTATCTGGGCATCGGCTATTGCTTGCAGCCTCATGTTTTCTTTGTTAATTCGAGCTGTAACTTCTTTTATTGCTTCTGAGATTGCCAGCCCAAACTTTTCCAAGTCTTCGTCGGACGTTGGTTCAGTGTTTTCAATAATCTTCATCAAACGGTTTATCCATTCATCATCGCCACCGTCAGATAACAAGGCGTTAGAAAGGATGACGAGTATTTCGGCGTTCATCGATCTGCCATTACGCTTGGCGCGCTCAGCAATGGCTTCACGCATACCATCAGGAAAACGAAGATTGAACTTGTCGTAGTCTTTAACTTGTTTTTCGGCCATGTGGAACCCCTAAAAAAATTGATGGTGCCATATTGCCATATCAAATCAATGGTGGCATTATGGCCTCGTGGCGTCATAATGGCCCCTTAAGGAGAGATAGATGGAAAAGAAAGAAGCAAGAACAACGCTGCGGTACCCGCAGAAGGTGAAGGAAGAGTTTAAGCGCATCGCAGAAGAAGAGGGACTTTCAGAGAACTCAGCCTTGGTTCAGGCATTAGTATGGGCTTTGAAGTTCAGGGAGCAATTACATGCCCGCTAAAAACGGCGAAACCCCAGACGCGCCAACGACTGAGGTTTCAAATTTGTCAGTAACTTCCAAGGAACTAACAAAATGAGTATAGCAACGCAGATCTCCACAATCAATGTCCCTTTCCACGGCGATAGTCTTTATTTAGTTAGTTACAACGGCGAACCTTACACGCCGATGAAGCCTATCGTTGATAGCATGGGTCTGGATTGGGCATCTCAGTTTACTAAGATCAAACAACGGTTTAAGTCTTCTATTGTGGAAATCACAATGGTTGCTGCCGATGGGAAAAATCGCGAGATGTCATGCTTGGCGCTTCGTAAGCTAGCTGGGTGGCTACACACCATTAACGTTGGCAAGGTTCGCGCTGAGCTTCGTGAGAAAGTAGCACGCTATCAGGAAGAGTGTGATGACGTCCTCTACCAATACTGGATAAAAGGGGAAGCTAAAAATCCTCGCAAGAAAACAACCGTCGAAGAGCGAACCCCACTGCGTGACGCTGTGAACATGCTGGTTGGCAAGAAAGGACTGCGTTATGACGATGCATACAATATGGTTCATCAGCGCTTTAACATCGATAGCATTGATGAGCTGGAGATTGACCAAATTCCCCTGGCGGTAGAGTACATTCATCGTATTGTTCTTGATGGCGAGTTCTTGGGCAAAGAAACTGGAGTTGAAGAAGGTTTCAAAGTTAGCCTTCCTCACGAAGGTCGCTGGCTGGTCTACTTCCAAAATGGCTCGCCCCAGTTGATGAATATCAGCGGGCACAATTGCATACAGGACCAGTACATTCGAGACATGCGCAGGGATGTTATGCAGTTGGTGGATGTGTTGATGGAGTTCTCTGGCAGAGCGCTCATCATGACTGGAGATGAAAGCCCGTCACGGCTTAAATATCCTCTTATTAAGCATTAGTTCTGCAATGATTAATCAAACCCGCCCCGGCGGGTTTTTTTGTATGCAATCCCCCGCAAGTTTCCCTCCCGTTGGTTGATATGTGATCGCTTTTTGATAGCATGTCAGGAAATGTAACGGAGGTAATTCTAAGTGAAAAAATTAGCATCATTAATATTCATGATTGCTTCATCTTGTGCTGTGGCTGCTGAATATCCATTCTCTGTACCAACAGATTCTTCTGCTAACTACACCGTTCTTGAAAAGGATGTAAACAACGACTTTGTAACGATAATTACAAAAAGAGAAGGGAAATCAGGGGTAACCTATTCAAAGAGAATGTACTCATGCAAAGATAACACTTTTAAGTATCTTGGCTCTGGAGAGACGCTAGAGCAAATGAGTAGCTCACAACCTGATGACCACATGTCGCCGATTATTGCCGAATCTATAACGGATTACGTCGGCAAAGAAGCTTGTAGGTGAGAAAGTAAATGATAAAACCCGCTTCGGCGGGTTTTTTATTGTTCAAAGAGGGGCATATGGCCGGAGATAAGCAGTTAGGTAACATCGTCTACCAAGTGGAAATGGATGTTGCTCAACTCATTGCAGCGCAGCAAAAAGTTAACCAGCGCCTTGACCAGATGGACGGTAGTTTTAATAAGTCATCTCAATCCGCTGGTCGTTTTGAGGGGGCATTAAACAAGGTTGGCATTGCCATCGCAGGCGCTTTTACTATCGAGACCGCAAAGCGGATTATAGAAATCGGCGATGAAATGATTACATTGCAGGCTAGGATTTCTCGCCTTAGCTCAAGCGTTGATGAGGCCAAAAAGACCATGGCCACGTTGTCTTCTATTTCATCGCAGACCGGTAACAGCCTTAGCGAGACTGAGCGACTGTGGGAATCTCTGACCTCAGCATTAAAAGAGACCGGAGCAACAAACTCACAGATTTTAGCGCTGACTACCACCCTTCAGAAAATAGGATCTATTGGTGGCTCATCCACTGAAGAGATGGCCAATGCTTTGCGTCAATTCGGCCAGTCCATTTCAGGCGGGATAGTTAGGGCAGAAGAGTTCAACTCCATTCTGGAACAGATGCCGGAGCTTGCGCGACAAATCGCTGCAGGCCTAGGTATTTCTATAGGGCAGTTGAGACAGAGAATGCTTGAAGGGAAGTTAACTGCTCAAGATGCCCTCAATGCAATCCAGCAGCAATCTTCAAAAGTTAATGAAGAGTTCGAAAAAATGCCTGTAAGTATAGGCAGGGCAAAGAACAGCTTGGATGTTGCATTTAGGAACGCAATTAATGACTTGAATCAAGCCATAGGTTTAACTTCCACGCTGGCTGGTTTAATGCAAAGCGTAGCAGATAACCTCAACTTCTATAATAGCAACGTTGGCGAATCATCTCGGATGAATAAGCTAATTAGTGATCAGAAGAAATACAATGAGGAAATTAGCGATTCAATAAGATGGTATGAGACAGAGTCTATTTACCAAATTCGAAGAAATGAGGCGGCAAATAAACTAAAAATAGTTGAGGGAGAGATAGCCCACATAAGAGCAAAGGCGGCAGCTGAAGCTCAAAAGAGTCAAAAATTCATTGCACCTCAGTCCAAGGGTGATGATGCTGCTACCCAAAAGCTTGTCAAAAATTCGGAACGCAGATTAGCACTAGCCAAACTTGAAGGTGAGGCTCGCGCACGGTTGCAGGCTCAATATGATGCGGCCGATGCCGGGATTACTGACCAGAAACGCGTGAAGGCGCTACAGGACGAGTATGCCGAGACATACCGGGTAACTGAAGCAAGAAAGGAAAGCAACAAAGAGGGCAAGCAGTCAGCCAGCCAGGCGGAGTCGATAGCGCAGAAACTTGAGGCGCTAAAGCAGCAGTCTCAACTTGCTGCCGACTCAACTGGTGAATTGAGCAGAGAGCAGGCAATGCTAAATGCTGAGCTTTCACTTGGGAAAGGCGCTACCCAGGCTCAAATTCAACAGGCAAGGCAGTATGCTGCGACAAAATGGGATACGGCCAATGCTATCAAGGCACAGGCTGCCGCTGAGAAGCTACTCCCGGAAGCGCGAGAGAACGCCAGCTATAAGCAAGACGTCCAGGATTTGAATACAGCTCTTGCGGCAAAAAAAATTACCCAAGAGCAATACAACCAGACTATAGAGCGACTGGAAGCCAACCATCAGGCTACATTGGCAAAAATCAGAGCTCAGGCAGTGGTGTCTCCTCAGCAAGAGGCAGTTGCACAGGTTGATCCAGTGCAGCAATTAGCTAATCAGCACGCACAGCAACTGGCCCTAATCCAACAGTTCGAGCAACAGGGGTTATTGGCTCACCAGAATGCATTAGACCTTAAAAATGCTGCCGATACGCAGTATGAGCAGCAAAGAACCGCTGCGCAGTGGGAGCTTCTTAGCCAGCAGAGCCTTGGCTACAACATGTTAACGAGTGCCGTTGATGCATTCGCTGGCAACGCCTCAAACGCCCTGACAGGTCTTCTCACAGGCACGATGAGTGCTCAGGAGGCGCTTCGCTCGCTGGGCAACACCATTTTGAACAGTGTTATTAATAGCATGGTTCAAATGGGTGTAGAGGCTCTCAAGAACATGATTATCGGCCAGACAATTGGTGCAGCTTCATCTGCCGCCTCAATCGCCCAGGCTGCTCTTGTTTCTTCGGCATGGGCCCCAGCTGCTGCAATGGCTTCATTGGCAACTCTTGGTGGTAATGCTGCGCCTGCTGCTGCAGGTATTACTTCAACGGTAGGCCTGGCATCAGGGCTGGCTCTGACAGGCATGCGTTACAACGGTGGGCCGGTGAGTGCCGGTGGACTTTACCAGGTAGGCGAGAAAGGGAAGCCAGAGATTTACCAGGCCAGCACCGGTAAGCAGTACATGATCCCTGGCGATAATGGCAGGGTTATCAGCAATAAGGATATGCAAAGTGGAAGTGGTGTAATAATCAATAATATCGTGCAGAATTACACCTCTGCTACCGTTGATTCTCAGGGCACAGTGAATTCAGATGGTAGTATTACCCTCACAACGATTATCGCGGATTTGAATAATGGTGGCCCGATAAGTCAGGGTATAACCAGCAACTTCAATGTGAAAAGAACCCCTAACGGTCAGGGATAAGGAGATTTACGTGGTTATTGAGCCGGGCGAAGTGCAGTCAATACCAACCGAGATAGGTAAGCCACATAAGATATGCCCGAACAGGGCGGTCGAGTTTGTCTTTACTCTAAATGATGGATCAACAATAAAGGGTATAGCGCCAGCTGGCGAAGATCTGGAATTTACCAATAATGGCGATATCGCTGACATAAAAATCAATATTTACGAGGCACCATCCGGGCCCCGACTTGTTGATTAATCAAACCCGCTTCGGCGGGTTTTTTAATGCCTGGAGTTTAGATGCCAATTATCGACTATCCTAACTGGCTGCCGCTGGCGCAGAAGGCCAGCAAAAATATGACCTTCGACACCGGGTTTCAGACTGACCAGCCAGCAGTCGGCCCGGCTATTTTCCAGAATCTTACTGACGACCTAAAAACCACATGGTCACTGACGTGGATTTTCACACTTGATGAAGAACGCGCTTTCCAGCAATGGTTGCGCAGCCCGAACTACCTTAACCGCGGCGTTAACTGGTTTCGGATGCCCATCAACATTGGCGGCAGTGGCCTACAGGTTCAGGAGCTTCATTTCACGCAGATGCCGGTGCAAACCAGTATAGACGGCGGCGTGGTGACCTGGACTGGTACCGTTATAGCCAACCACCTCTATAACCCTGACGACGAGTTCGACGACATCATTGTTGAGCTGCCGCCGCCGTGGGATTCGTGGCTGGATATCGTTGTAACGGGTTATCCTGACAACAGAGACCCAGAATCACTACCGAGGGTGCCGTAATGCCGTCCTTTCGTGAATACAAGCAACAGCGACCGACGCGCGGACTGTTCGATACCATCACTTTCTATCACCCGTCATTCGGATACGTCCGCCTGGTAGATAAGCAATTCTTCGACAAAACGCTTGGCGGCCAGGTGTACAAGCCTGCGCGTTTCGAAATTGAAGAGAGCCAACAGAGCGGCACGCCGGTGATCGACGCGACCGTGAAGCTTGGTCGACTCTCATCTGACATCAAATTGTTGATGAAGAAGTGGAGGGGAGCGTCTCGCTTGACGGCAATCACGGCCACGCGGCAGATATTCGACAGTGGAGACGTTTCTGTGCCGATCAAGTCTTGGCAACTGTACGTCAAAACGGTAGATATCGACGCAGATGCTGCATCAGTAACTCTCTCAGTAACCAACCCGCTAAACAACAACATAGGCCGCCTTTATGACCCACAAGAGTACACGGGGCTTCAGTACCTCTGAGTTCGTCAGGCGGGTCATTGGCGTGCCGTGGGCGAACCGTGCCTGCTCGTTCGAGAAAGTAGACTGCTGGGGTTTGGTTATTCTTTATTACCGCCACGTGCTCGGTATTGAGCTACACCAGACACCGGACTACGAAGCCGGCTCTGACTTCTTCACCTGTTATCAGGGCGACGTCGTATTCTGGCGTCAGGTCGAGAAGCCTGTTGAGGGCGGGATATTCGTGGGATACCGAGGCGCGCAACCGGCGCATGTTGGACTGGTGCTCAACAGGCAAGCGTTACACTCTCGCGGCGAAAACGGAAGCGTGCGCATGGACTCGTTGCTTGTTATTCAGCGGGCATTCACCAAAGTGGAGTATTTTTGTTATGGCGCTGGTTGAGATATCGAATTTTCCAGGAACGCCTAAGCTGCGTTACAGGGTGCCAAATGGCACCCTTTTTTATGACTGGCTGGCGGCCAATGACGCAACCTTTCACCGCGATCTGCTTATCTTACGCAATGGCGTTAAGCTCAGCGACGACGATGAGCTGGTGTTTGAGCTGAGCGAGCTGGACAAAATCCAGATCTTCGACCAGCCAAAGGGCATCGTAGAAGATATTCTTAGCCCTATATTTAAAGTGGTTGGGCAGGTTTTTTCCTTTCTTGCGCCAAAGCCAGCTATCGCAAACACTGGCGGGAATACAGTAGATTCTCCAAATAATAGCCTTACTGGACAGACTAACACCGCGCGCGTCTATAAAGCCAAGCCGGATATTTATGGTCAGGTGAGGTCATTTCCTGACCTTATTCAGGAATCTGTTTTCGAATATGTGCGTCAGAATGATAAAGATGGCGGACTGAAGTACGTGACAGAATGGATGTGCGTCGGAATCGGTAAGTACGATTATGAGTCTGTGCGCTACTCTGAATCGAGTCTGGGCTCGCTGGCTGGGGCTGAATATCAGTTTTATCAGCCCGGTGAAGTCATCCCCCAAATCGTCGAGGGATATGGCTTCGATGACGTAGATGGACAGGAGGTGCCTGGGCAGAACGAAGCGGGAGATTTCCCGATAGAAACGGCGACGGCAAACACAGTCGTCAGCGGGACATATTCCGGCGGCCAGATAGCCATGAAAATCGTGAAGCAATCCGACTTCGATTATTTCATGGGGTTAGTGCTGCCGCATGCCGTAACATTCACCATTAACGTTACGTACAGCACGGCTTCTGGCAATGTCACTACTGATGCTACTTTCTCTGGCACCCTTATCTCCGCTGTTGAGACAAACGATGGGGCGGTTACTAATCCTGTTCGCTGGTACACTTTCACGATGAGCGACCTGCAGGGCCCTCAGGACATCCCGGCAAATGCCACCATCAACACTACGAAATTCATTCTCAACGACAACGAAGCGCTTGTTGTGGGGCCATTCTTCTCGCCAGTTGAATCTTCTCAGCTCTGGCTACACACGCAGTCGAGCCTGGGTGGTAAAAAACAGACGAACTGGAAAGTTGTTATCTGGAAAATCGACGATGATTACAACCAGATCCCCGGCACTACGCAGACATTTACTTATTACCAGGGAACGCCGCACGACCATACGAGCGAAGTGTTTTATCGCACAGATAAGATAACCCCGTCAGGTGGCTTTGGTAAGTATGCGATCAGCTTCCAACGCACTGATAACTCCAGCGATGCCTCGGTGCTAAAAGTTGAAGAAATCCACGCCATTAATATCAGAACGAACGTTGTTCATCCTACTGATACGCTGGTACGTGTCAAAGTTCGGGCGACAGAAAACGCGCTGGGAAGTCGCGAACGCAAATATAACGCTCTCGTAACGCGCCATACCATCACTTACAACCTAAACACGCAGACTGTAGATTACACGCTGCGTCCATCGCGATCATTCGCTGATGCTGTGGCGCATACCTGGCTCATCATGGGCGAGCAGTCGGTCAGCAGCATTGACCTTTACGGGCTGTACTCTATTGCTGAAAGCCTGCCAGATGAGCGCCTGGGCTACTTCGACTACACGTTTGACGACGAAAATGACTCGTTGGGCGACCGCGTGCAGGCGATCTGCAATGCCGCCAGTGTTGTTGCGTACTGGGATGACGGCGTGCTGACGTTTACCCGCGATCAGAAGGTTGACTACCCGGCGGCAGTATTCAACCGGGCCAACATGAAGACGGACGAGTACAAGCTGACCTACGAGGCCACGCTGCCAGGCGGCTATGACGGCGTACAGGTTTCCTATGTCCATCCGACCACGAATAACAAGACGTACATCAACTACCGTGTGCTAAACGGCGCCATCGTCGAGCAGGAAGCGGAGAACCCGAACAAGCTGGAGATAGTCGGCTTTCGTAACGAGTACCAGGCACGGGAGCGCGCGCTGCGCGAAACGAAGCGTCTGATCTACTCCCGGGTGAAGATGAACGCCAAGGTGTTCGAAGACGGGATTATCCAGGTTGGCAGTGTCATACAGATGCCAGACATCTACGACAGCAACCAGCAGCAGGGTTATGTCACCGGGCGCGCCGGAAATGACTTTGATACCAGCGAGCCGATCACGTTCTCTGGTTCGATGTATGTACTGGTGACCGACAGCCTGGGCAACCCGAGTCTGCGTTACCCGGCTACGGCCCGCACCGATACGAAATACGGTTTCACTGCGGCAATACCCGACATCCAGCTCAATATCTGGAACGGCGACACTGTGCAACTCCCGTCGCGCTATTTAATAGCGACTGTGGAAGAACTGGACAGTCAGCTATGGAAAGTCAGCAGCATTAAGCCTAATACCGACAATACCGTATCACTGACGGTCGCAGAGTATAGCGACGCCATCTACCAATAAAACAATCCCGACCACCTCAACAACCCGGCCACAGTGCCGGGTTTTTTTATGGAAAAAATATGGCTACGCAACCGACGCAAGATGCAGTACCAAGTGAATCTCCGCGAGACCTCAAATTCAATGCGGGGAAAATTGACGAATTCGTCACGTCGATGGGCTGGACTTATACCGATAGATTCGGTGTGAAGCATTACACAATTGAAGGTCTTCGCTGGCTTGCTCAGCAAGCTATTGCGCAGTACGGCTATATCACTCTGGACAGCTTCGAAGACGGGAATACGCTGACTCTGCCAAATCAGGTTCTACGCCTTGAGGCTACTGGCGAGTATTACCGCTGGGATGGTGCGTTTCCAAAGACGGTTCCCGCCAATTCAACTCCAGAAACCACGGGTGGCATTGGCGCCGGTAAGTGGCTAAGTGTGGGTGATGCCACGTTGAGAGGAGACCTGGCGACCGGACAGCAGGCGGCACTGATTGGATATGAAGACGGGACGGTAAAGGATGTTTTAGACCAACTTACGAAGGTTACCAAGAAAGATGGATTCAATTCAGTCGGTCGCTTCCTGAATTTGACAGAGCTTCGCAATGTAACTCCAGCAGCCAAGGATATCATCGTTTATGTTGCGTCATCGGCGAGCGCTTCTCATGCTGAAACCCACCTGGGTGGCGGCTTCTTTCAGTCTGTTGATAATGTACAGGCATGGCCGGATGATGGCGGTATAGTTATCAAGCCAGCCACAGGAACGCTGGTGTGGCGCCGTATTAACTTCACCGCGTACGATATGCAATTTTGGGGCGTGAAGGCTGATGGCGTTACCGATAACGCCGCTGCTATTACGCTCGCGACAAATTACGCGCGCGCAAACCGCATCATTCTTGATGCTCCAGCCGGTAATATTAATACCAGTCAGATGGTTCCTATCTACAACAATATGGGTATTCGGGGATACGGTAAGGCCGAAGACACAGTGTTCTGGAAAACCACCAATACACCTTTCCAGTACAAAAACGGCAGCACTGTCGTTGAGTCTATTGACGCGCTGGTTGGCTTCGTGCCGAACAAGACGGATCGTGCTGACACCAGCATGGATAGCTTCTGCGTGCATGGGCGCCTGGAAAACTGCATGTTCCGCAGACTCGGGCTGACCCAGGCTAATGTCGCCACTACACGACCTTACTACGGTCTGTTCCTCGGCAAGGCCGCATCGCCGGTTCTGCGACAGGTTAGCTTTGAGGGTGGATACATCGGAGTGGGAGCCTATTGCGCATTTTCAGGTGTAATGGAGATGGTTTCTGCTACGCAATGGAATGGTGCAGGCTATGCAGGCGTTAGCTTTAGCGATTATCGTAACGGTCAGCTCTACTCTTCAGGCACAAGCATGGATATGAGGTTAGTTCAGTGTCGCGGTTATCAGTTCGGATTTCAGTTAAACCGCCTCCAGTACACCACCATGACTAACTGCACAGCGGAAGAGATTACTCCGATGCCGGGCGAGACGGTAAGTTACGCTTACGATTTCACAGACCCGTACTGCATTGTGATGAATACATGCGCCACGGAGTATATTCACGGCGGGCAAATCCGGGTGAGTTCGTTCGCTAACCCCAGCTTTGTACGCTCTCTGACGGTGAACGGGTATTTACCAATCGATCAACAAGCAGCTGCCGGGCCTACTCCGATTTATTCCGTTGATAGTGGCGGCGTAGGGTCGCTTAAAGTCACGTTTATCGGTGGAGATTTGTCGCGCGACACCACCAAAACCAATAACACAGCGCCCGTTGTTAGCGGCGCTAACGCTAAGGTGGTTGTTATAAACGCTGGCGGTGAAGACTGGGTGGCAGCTAGCGGAGGAGAATTTATTAGGCTGGGGTAATTTAGTAGATATTTTCTGGGTGGAATTCCACCCAGAATTTTTAATTTTTAAAATCTATGAGTATAACTTCGTCTTTTGATCTTACATCAAAGAGTGGAGATTGAAATTTTAACTCGTAGCTAGCTAAGTTTTTAACGCTATCATTCCATTTTTCGTTGTCGCATGAACGTAAGTCAAATCCGTAGTTGTTCATGTAAAAAACCATCCATGACAAATAATTTTCAGCATATACAGGTCTAATTCCCTTCATGAAAGGGAATTTTGACGATATAAGTCCTTCGTTTTTGTTTTCTGGCATCACTCCATTTACTGCGAGGCACTTGGTGCTTTCATTCACGTACATAGAGGCTGTGTAGGCTACATTCTCGTATTTTTTTTCCATATCAGAATAAACGCCACAGAACGCAGATACTGCTGATAGAGTATAGCATATAGATATGACTGCAAAAACAGTAAATACTCTAGATAAAAATACCCCTAACTTATTTTTAATTATAAATCCGCATGATATAGATATAACAATAAGGCTGACATACGAAGCCCCAAAAGATGTATACGCTCTGGCGTAATCAGGTGCTTTATGTAATATAAGAAAAAAAGAAGGTGTCGATAAAGTAACGATTAGTGGGCATACTAATATGGCAATATTTGTTAATTTATTTTTTTTATCTATTTCATGACTAAACGCAAGAATAAAACAAAGTGCAAAGCAAGCAAGCAGAGTGCCCGCATACATGTAAAACATAAATTGTGGAATGCTAGCGTTCAAGAAGTTATAATATAGATAAAGGTTATTTATTATTTCATTGGTGCTTCCTGCTATTTTTCCGTTACTTCCTGCATAGTCTCCAGCCACAAAAAAGTTAACTATTAAAATCTTATAAGCCGCAATTGAAATAATTGCTATACATCCCACTTTTAAAAAAGAACTCAAAGAGATATGCTTTTCTTTTGCTGCTTTAACGAATATATAACAAATGCCTATAGATAAATACGCGCCAAGTGATGGCTGATAAAGGCTAAGACAGGATATGATCATGATGATTTTAATAATGGCGTCATGCCTTTTGAAGCTTTTAACAGCGGCAAGGATGGACATCGCCAGAGACAAAGACATCGTTACATTGTCAAATCTATAAGCCGCGTTTGGAATGAAATTCCAGCTTATAAAAGATAAAGAAAATATGATGACGCCTTTAACCCCCAGTTCGCTTGGCGCAGATTTGACCGTTGAATAAGATAATAAAATTATAGATAAGATGTATGTATATGGATAAAGGTCAGTCAGCTTACCACCAAAGGAAATACCCTTAAATATAAGCTCCGCTAATGGCCGACCATCCACAGACCAATAGAAGTAACCTAAATTTAGTCTGCTAAGGTCGTCAAAATATTTAGGCCCCAGCAATATAAAAGGTAAAAAGAACAGCAAAGCAAGAGCTGTTGAAGTTACATTTATGCGGTTGTTCATGTCAATCCTTAATAATATACTTTGGTCTTTTTTTAGTTTCTATGTAAATTCTACCGACATATTCACCCATAATGCCAATGCCGATAAGCTGAACCCCCCCAAGGAATAGCACCGAAACAATGACGGAGGGGTATCCTTTAACTGGGTTACCAAAAATTAGCGTATCTAATATCATCCAGCCGCCATACAGGAAAGACATTGCCGACACGAAAAGTCCAATATATGTCCAGATACGAAGCGGCAATGTGGAGAAGCTTGTTATTCCTTCAAGGGCCAGATTCCACAACCTCCATCCATTGAATTTAGTCGTGCCCGCCACGCGCTCGGCACGGATGTATTCGACTACATCAGTTTTGCCACCAACCCATGAAAGTACGCCCTTCATGAATAAGTTGCGCTCAGGCAGTTGCTTGATGTTCTCTACCACCTCTCGACTCATGAGCCGGAAATCACCAACATTCTCTTCAATCTGTGGATTGCTGATTTTGTTGTGCAGCTTATAGAACATTTCGGCGCTCTTGCGCTTCAGTCGCCCATCTGTCGATCTGTCAGTGCGTTTAGCTAAAACGACATCTGCGCCAGCCCGCCAGCGTTCTATCAGCTGCGGGATGACCTCAATCGGGTCCTGCAAATCTACATCAATTGGAATAACCGCGTCGCCGGTTGCGTGGTCTAGGCCTGCGAAAAGGGCTGGTTCTTTCCCGAAGTTGCGAGTAAAGGACAAAGGCACGACTAACGGATCTGACACAGCCAGCGCGTTGATAATTGACTCTGTAGCGTCCTTACTTCCGTCATTGATGAATACGATTTCCACCTCAAACGATTTAAGAAGCTCATATTCCCTGACGGTTTTATAGAAAATAGGGATAGTGTCTTCTTCATTGAAGACAGGAACCACAAGTGAAATCTTCATTTCGCTTCCCTGAAGACGATGTATTTCGAATAGATAAACCCGCACACCAGGCTGATTGCGGAGAATACGACCAGAGTCACTAATGGTGGAAGAGAGCATTCATCTGCCGCCCATCCCACAGCCGCGCTCAGAGACCCCATAAACCCAACATAAAGCACATAGCGCGTCGTTGTTGTAGAGCTGTTGAACGTAAAACGAGCGTTTGCAAAAAAGCTAAAGCTTACCGCAACAACGAATCCGCTGAAGTTCGCCAGTGCCTGGCTGGTTCCCAGCGCATAGAAGCACGCGGCAAATACCACCCAATGGATTAGCGTATTGAGCACGCCCACAGAAGCGTACTTTGTAAAGAGCTTGAGCATATCTAAGTCCGTTAGATTTGAAGGGGAAGAGTCTATCATCGGACGCGGCATCGATCGACGGTGATGTAGGTGGGACAGAAGTGAGACACGCAAGGCTTTGCACCGGTTTGCATAGCTTTGCATGTTTTGGCGTCATGGGACGTGTGAGCGCAGGTATGACGCGGTAAGTTATTGTGTTAAAAGGTGGTTCTAGGAACTTCTAAGCCGTGGGTCGCAGGTTCGAGTCCTGCAGGGCGCGCCATTATTATTCATCAGGCTTTCAGTTAATCCTTAATGGATAACATTGTGTCCAGTTGTAGTTAACCCTCGCTAATGTCAATTCGCCGGTGACATCGCCGAAATCCATGCCCTGATGCTTAAGAAAAAATTGACGTAGCGTGGCGGGCAAAAACGCGGCGTTATAGCGCAGAAGGGTGCTGTGCCAGAATGGCGCGGGTAACGCGCTGCCGTGATGACGCAGCAGTAACTCATTTTTCCAGTCACTCTCCAGCACCTTGTCGCAGAATGACTGGCGCAGGGCTATCGCCGGGTTTTCAGGAATGCCCGCCAGCAGTAACTGACCGGGCAGCGCCACTAACCGAAGATTTCGGATAATAATTTTTTTCGTATCAAATTGGGTCCAGATTGTGGTCAGTTGCTCCACTTTCGCGGGCAATGGCTCGTTTACGTGATAAAGCGGTTGCGTCAGAGGTAAAAAAGTAAAATGAAAACCGTGGGCAGGCAGAATATCGGCAAGCGGATCATCCTGTGTGAGTTGTTGTAGTTCGCACAGCAGACGTGAAACCTTCACGGGTACGGTCGGTTGTATGCCGGTGGCAAGCGCAAGCTTTAGCGGATCGTAGTAGTTTTCTTCTCTGACTTCCCCGATGCCTGCGTTTTTCGCCCAGATAGCGAGAGTCTTCTCGTTCGCAGCGCGGTACATCTCTTGCAGACTGAGTGATTTCAT